ACATTTAACAACATGGTTAAATCAAAGAAGATGGGAGACATTAGAAAACACAAACGAAGAACGAATAAACCTTAACCAATTAGCTGGTTAAAAAATGGGAGAAGACAAAATGAATATTCACGAAAAATTAATAGAAGAAGGCATTAGAGTTAATTCACAACAAGCACAACAAAAAGTCACTTGCCCTAAATGTTCACATACCAGAAGAAATAAACAAGAACCTTGTCTTTCTGTAAGTTTAGAAAACGACATGGCTTTATGGCATTGCCATCATTGTGAATGGAAAGGTTCTGTTCACGATAATATAATAAGTCCTAATAATTTTTCTAAATTTAAAAAGACAGAAAATGTAACACCATTTGTACCAAAGAAACAAACATTATCAGACCAAGCCTATAGTTGGTTAGTTAAAAGAGGACTAGACCCAACTGTTATAACAGAAATGAAATTATACACATACAATGAAAAGCTTTGTTTCCCATATTATCTAGATGGCGAAATTGTAAATGTAAAATACAGAACAGTTGATAAAAGGTTTCATCAAGAAAAAGGTGCAACTAAATGTTTGTATAATTCAGATAACCTAAAAAAACATTGGGATAATCAGCCAGATTATGAATGGTATGTACCACAGAGGAAAAAAAGAGTTGTATTTGTAGAAGGCGAGATGGACGTTTTATCTTTAATGCAAATAGGTATTAGAGATGTTGTATCTTTACCAGATGGTGCACCTAAAACACCAAAATTTGATATGAAGGATAAACGATTCACGGCTTTTGAGCAGACCGAATGGATATGGGAAGCCGAAGAAGTGATACTTTGCACCGATGATGATGAGGCAGGAAAGGCTCTTAGTCTTGAATTGATTCATAGGTTTGGACGAGACATCTGTAAAATTGTTAGTTTCCCAGATTATAACGATACTTTTGTTAAAGATGCAAATGAATGTTTAGTTCATCATGGAGAAGAAACTTTGGCAATGTCAATAGCCAATGCCAGAGACTTCCCTATAGAAGATTTACATTCAGCTGTAGATTACAAAGACCAGATACAAAACATGTATGAAGGTAACGTACAAAAGGCTTTATCAACAGGTTACACAAAGTTAGACGAAATATATAAAGTTATGCCGGGTACATTTAATTTAATAACTGGCATACCTAATCATGGAAAAAGTAACTTTCTAGACCAAATACTTATTAATCTTGCAGAACAACAAAACTGGAAATTTTTATTGTATTCACCAGAACATTCAACACCTAATCATATAAGAAGACTACTTGAAAAAAGATGTAGAAGACCTTTTGATATTGGAGTTTATGAAAGATTAACACAAGAACAACTTAATGGTGGACTTGATTTTCTAAATACACACTTTAAATTTTTAGAAGCTAAAGATGATATCCCAACTATAGATTATATATTAGAAAAAGCAAAAGCATCTAAACAAAGATTTGGTATTCAAGGACTGGTAATTGACCCCTTTAATCAAGTTAGTTCTGATAGAGGTGCAAACAAAAGAGAAGATGAGCATATTAGAGATATAATAGCCAAATGCCAACAATTTGCTAGAAACCATGAGATTGTTGTTTTTATGGTAGCACACCCTCATAAATTACATAGGAATGATGCAGGAGTTATACCTCCACCAGATTTATATCAAGTAAGTGGTTCTGCACATTGGGCAAATATGGCAGATGTTGGAATGGTAGTACATAGAGATTTTGAAACCAATACAACTAAAATAATAACTAGAAAGATTAGAGAACAAGGTGTTTATGGTGATATAGGGCAAAGAGAGTTTAGTTTTAACTTTAAAACAAGATGTTATGAACAAGAATATGGTTAATGGATTTGAAAATAGCCTAACACCAAAACAACAAGAAGTTGTAGATGAGGCTTATGAAGCTTTAATGTCTAATGTGCAGATTTTAAATTTTGCTTTATATGAAAAACTTAGAGCAAATGAATTAAGTGTTTCTGATGTTTACAGATTAAAACATACTAAAAATAAAGAACCAATAGTTAATGAAGATGAACAATACGACTTATTCTAAGGATAAATAAATGAAAATAGAAATGATAGACATTGAAAAAATTAAACCATATGACAAAAATCCTCGTAAAAATCAAAACGGAGAAAAAATAGCCAAATCACTAGAGAAATATGGTTGGAGACAACCTATTGTTGTTGATAAAGACTATGTAGTAATTGTTGGTCATACAAGATTAATGGGTGCAGAACATTTAAAAATGAAACAAGTACCAGTTCATGTTGCAAGCGATATGAAAGCAGAGGCAGTAAAAGCTTATAGAATAGCAGACAATAGATTATCAGAAGATAGTACTTGGGATTATGAGTTACTTAAATTTGAAATGGATTTATTAAATGATATTGGTTTTAACCTTGACGATTTAGGTTTTGAGAAACAAGAACTAGAAACAATAATATTTCAACCAGACCATCAATCAAGAGATTGGTTGCAACATGAGGAACATTGGCAAGATATGCCTGCCTTTGACCATGACGACCAATCCCCATATAAATCACTAACTGTAAATTTTGTAAGTAAAGAGTCTATGGATACTTTCTTTCAGTTAATTAAACAAGATTACACAGAGAAAACAAAATATGTTTGGTACCCTAAAATAGAAAAAAATGTAATAAAGGACAAAGCATTTGAAAGTTAAAAACAAATTTCCTATTTATATTCCATCAAAAGGTAGAGCAGAAAGTAGACTTACGATAAAAGCCTTAGAAGAAATGAAGGTTCCTTACACAGTAGTTATAGAAGAACAAGACTATGCTGATTATGCGAAGGTGGTGAAGAAAAAGAATATCCTTGTGTTAGATAAGACATACCAAGATAACTATGATACGTGTGACGATTTAGGCGATAGAAAATCTAAGGGACCCGGACCTGCTAGAAACTTTATTTGGCAACATTCAATAGATAGAGGTTACGAATACCATTGGGTTATGGACGATAACATTAAATGTTTCAGAAGATGGCAAAATAACTTAGAGATAAAATGCATAGATGGAACACCTTTCAAGGTTATGGAAGATTTTGTTGTAAGATATAAAAATATAGGAATGGCAGGTCCAAATTACACATTCTTTGTAATAGATAAGTGGGCACATCAATATGGACCATTCACAGTAAACACTAGAATATACTCATGTAATCTAATTAAAAACAGTTTACCTTTACCAGATAGATGGAGAGGTAGGTATAATGAAGATACTGATTTGTCTTTACGAATACTTAAAAGAGGTTGGTGTACTGTTCAGTTCAATGTTTTCTTACAAGAGAAAGCAAATACACAAACGCTAAAGGGTGGCAATACAGACGAGTTTTACGCTGAAGAAGGAACTATTCCTAAATCTAATATGCAAATGAGATTACACCCAGATGTAACAAAACTTGTATGGAGATATGGTAGACATCATCATCATGTTAATTACAATAAATTTAAAAAAGAAAATAAACTGGTTTTCTGTGAAGATTATAAACCTAAAAAAGGTGTAAATAATTATGGAATGAAGTTAAAAAAGATTGAAACTTAATTAATTTTCGTGGTATTAAAAAAAAGATGAATGAAACAACACAAATAAAGCCAGTTAAAAAGGCTAAAAAACAAGTCAAAAATGTTGGCAGACCAAAAATAAATTTAAATCTTGAAGAACTAGAAAGACTTTCAAGGTTAAATTGCACTATGCCAGAAATATCAGCATACTTTGATATTCCATTACGAACACTAGAAGATAAGTTTGCAAACGAGGCAGATGTTAGAAAAGCTATAGAAAAAGGTAGAGCAACAGGTAAGTTATCTTTAAGACGTAGGCAAATACAGATAATGGAAGAAACCAACAACCCTACAATGGCAATTTGGCTTGGTAAACAATTATTAGGTCAAACAGATAGACAAGAAATCATACAAGAAATTAACATTGAAGATAGAAAGGTGCTAGATATTAGCAGATTAACTGATGACGACCTCAACAATCTTGAAAGAACACTTAAATATGCACTCGTTGACGAGAGTGAGAGCGGAGAAGATGCGAAGGTCGCTCAGACTATTCATCAAGGAAGCATGGGGAACAATAGAACCTAATCGTGAATATAATGATAATTGGCATATAGATGCTATTGCAGACCATTTACAAGCAGTCGCTAATGGTGATATTAAACGATTAATTATAAATGTACCTCCCAGACATATGAAGTCTATATCTGTTTCTGTAGCATTACCTGCTTGGACATGGACAAATGACCCAACCAAAAAATTCTTATATGCAAGTTATGCAGGTTCTTTATCAATTAGAGATAGTGTAAAATGTAGAAGACTGATTGACAGTCAATGGTATAAAAATACATTTGGTGACACATTTAGGTTAACATCAGACCAAAACCAAAAACAAAGATTTGAAAACAATAAAACAGGTATGCGAATTGCTACTTCTGTAGATGGTGCATTAACTGGAGAAGGTGGAGACATAATTGTTATAGACGACCCACACAATGTAAGAGAAGCCGAAAGTGGTCTTGTAAGACAAGGTGTATTAGATTGGTGGGACCAAGCGATGCAAACCAGATTGAATGACCCAAAAAATGGTGCATTTATTATAATTATGCAAAGAGTACATGAAAGCGATTTAACTGGTCATATATTGGCAAATGAATTTGAAGATTGGGACCATCTTTGTTTACCTGCTAGATATGAACCAGACCACCCTACAAA